AGAGAAAAGAGATTCCCTGGAGAATCCAAGCGACAACCTGTACAAAGCTTTTACTGAAATGATCGACGGATCTCCGTTCAGCTCCGGGGTCTCGATCAACGAGAGGACCTCGCTTCAGATAAGCGCAGTCCTGGCGTGTGTAAGGGTGCTTTCCGAGACCCTGGCATGTGTCCCGCTTCCTGTTTATGAACGGCTTGAATCCGGGGGGAAGAGACGGGCTCCCGAGCACCGGTTATATCACTTGCTCCACAATCAGCCGAACCCGGAGATGACGTCGTTCACCTGGCGCGAGCTCGCAATGGTCCACCTGGTCCTGTGGGGCAATCACTATTCGGAAATCATTCGGGATCAGGGATATCGTGTAAAAGCGCTCTGGCCTATTCCGCCAAATCAGGTGAAGCAGCGGAGAAAATATGGAGATCTTGTCTATCAGATAGACTCACCAAAAAGACAATCGCGGACACTCACGAGGGATCGAGTATTTCACATTCCCGGGATGGGATACAACGGCATTGAGGGTTATTCTCTCATTCGATTGACCAGGGAAGCCATCGGTCTTGCCAAGGCAACCGAGCTGTTCGGTGCATCATTTTTTGGTAACAATGCCAGCCCAGGAGGCGTGCTCGAGTATCCCGGCAAGTTGTCTGAAGAAGGCAAGGGTAATCTGAAACAGTCCTGGAATGAAAGACACAAGGGTCCAGATAAGGTTCACGGGCTGGCTGTACTCGAGGAAGGTACAAAATGGCATCAGATTTCGGTTGCTCCGGAAAACGCGCAGTTTCTCGAGACCAGGAAGTTTCAGGTCAGCGATATTGCCAGGATATTCCGTGTGCCCCCGCATATGGTCGGGGATCTGGAGAAGGCCACATTCAGCAACATCGAGCAGCAATCCATCGAGTTCGTGAAATATACAATGATGCCCTGGTTTTCCCGGTGGGAACAGGCGCTGAATACAGCACTTTTCAGCGAGAAAGAGCGACAGCGGTATTTCGTGGAATTCATAGTGGAAGGGCTCCTGAGAGGCGATATCCAGAGCAGATATCAGGCCTACCATATCGCCAGACAGGATGGAATTATCAGTGCTGATGAGTGGCGGGAACTCGAGAACATGAACCCGCTGCCTGAAGGCAAAGGCAAGATCTATTACATGCCTCTTAATATGGCACCTGTGGGAAGCGGTCTCTCTGAGCGATTCGTGGAAATTATGCAGAGGGTAATTAGAGAAGACAATGCCCGGCAACCCGAGCAGAGGGAACTGCGGAATCAAGAAAAGATCATCAAAAACCGGCGGAAAATAACTTCATCCTATCTTCCCATAATCCGCGATACCACGACTAGGATCATCAGACGTGAAAGACATCAGGTCATGAAGGCTGCGAAGGAACATCTGCAGAATCGTAACATGCAAACATTCGAGACCTGGCTCGATGAGGTCTATGACGAGATTGGAAGTTATGTACGCGACAGGATGTTTCCGATTTTCTCAGCTATCGGTGCGAACATGATGGGACAGATAGGGAGTGAGATCGGAAAAGAGCTCAAATCTGATCCCGAATATGAACAGTTCACTGAAGGGTATACCCAGGTGTTCGCCAAGCGATATACGAGCTCATCAAAAGGACAGATAAGCAATGTGGCCAGAACTGCACTCGAAGAGAAGCAGGATCCGGTACAGGAGCTCGAGACCCGATTTGATGAATGGGAAGAAACCCGACCGGAAAAAGTTTCCCGAAATGAGATCGTTCGAAGTGAGAACGCATTCGTTAAACAGGCGTTGCTAATGGCCGGGATTACACAGTTCATGTGGGTTGCCTCCGGAAAGAGTTGCCCCTACTGCAATGAGCTCAATGGACGAACGGTAGGCACCCAGGGGAACTACGTAAACAAGGATGAAGATTTTGAAGCGCAGGGGGCAGACGGGCCCATCCATGCATATGCGCAGGTAGGCCATCCGCCGGCACATGCCGGATGTCAATGTTCCATTGTCGCAGTATGAGGTGAAAGAGAATGCCATTGCCCAAACCCAAAGACGGTGAAAAAAATAAGGATTTTCTCGACCGGTGCATGGCAAACGAAACCATGAACGAAGAATATCCGGATGAAAAGCAGCGATACGCTGTCTGCAATTCACTCTGGGATGAAGAAGGAGAGAGAGCTATGGAGAACAGGACTTCATTGAAAGTAAACCGCAAAGGTGTGACAAAGGCGAACGGTCTGATCAAGGCCGGGAAGATCAATACATCGAAGGGCTGGAGTTTTGACAGCAAAGACCGGCACAAGCTGTTGAACTCTGTGAACGAAAACTGGTCCGAATATGCGAAGTGGTTTCTGGTGGTAGATGGCGATGCCGAAGAGGACACCTTTCAGCGATATCGATATCCCTTCGGGAAAAACGGAGAGATCTGGCGCCGGGCGGTCATCGCTATAAAGCAACGTGCAAGCCAGCAGAACTTCACGGAGCTTGCCGAAACAGCTGACCGCCTGCTCAAAGCTATCGACAAGAAGGAGGGCAAGAGCCTCTTCGGGACAAGGGAATATCGATACATCCCTGCCCAGGAGCTCCGGACCGAACAGGAGGGAACGATAATCAAAGGCTATGCAGCAGTATTCAATAAATGGTCTGAGGATCTGGGAGGATTCAGGGAGATCATACGCCCGGGAGCATTCACGAAGACGCTAAAAGATGGAGCTGATGTTCGGGCCCTGCAGAATCATGAGTCCAATTACGTGCTTGGCCGCACGAAAAGCCAGACCCTGTTACTCGAAGAGGACGACAAGGGGCTTGCTGTAGAGATCCATCCACCGGACACTCAGTATGCCCGGGACCTCATCATCAACATTGATCGCGGCGATGTGGATCAAATGAGCTTCGGTTTTGAGACGATCAAGGATCGATGGGGGAGGGAGGAGGGCCGTAATACTCGCGAGCTCCTCGAGGTGAAGCTGTTTGATGTGAGCATTGTCACATACCCGGCATATCCGCAAACAGTGGTACAGGTCAGGGAATTATTCGATGAAATAGGTCTTGATTACGAGGGACTCCGGGACATTTTCCTCCGATTCAATCGGGGAATACCACTATTTGAAAACGATCGAGACCTCATAAAGGGCTCGATTGATATTCTCAATCAATTCCTGCTGGCGGAGCCGTGTAAAGACTCACACTCCGACAGTGCCGATCCTGCAGAGCCGAGGGTCCTCACTCTGCTCGAGAAGCATCAGGAGCTGGTTGAAACAACTCTATAAGGACGAGGTGAAACAATGAACATAAAAGAAATGAGGGAAAAACGTGCCGAACTGGTCGAGAAGGCGAGGAAGATCCTTCAGAAAGCCAGGGAGGAGGACCGGGAGCTCACGAAGGAAGAGGAGTCCCAGTGGGAGCAGATGCACGCTGATGCGGATGCTCTCAAGGAGAAGATCGACCAGGAGGAGCGGCAGGAGACAGCCGAGAAGGACCTGGAACGATCAATGCAGGAGCCCCACAAGCCGGATCCTCAGGAGGGGGAGAACGAAGAGGAGCAGAAGAGGGCTTACAGTTTGGCCTTCAGAAACTGGCTCCGCTTCGGGGTTGGTGAGCTCGAGCCCGAGCAGCGGAAGATCCTCCGGACGGGATTCCAGAACCTTTCTCCTGAGATGAGGGCCCTGGGTACACCGGATAGTGCAGGCGGATACACTATCCCCGAGGATTTCTACAACAAGCTCACCGATGCCCTGAAGTTCTACGGAGGGATGCGCCAGAGCCGGGCTGAGATAATCCGCAGTACCAGCGGAGCGGATCTTCCCATGCCAACCGATGACGACACTTCCAACAGCGGTGCGATCCTGGATGAGAACACCCAGGTAGGCGAGCAGGACATCACTTTCGGTGTGGTGATTCTGGGTGCCTACATGTATACATCAAAGCTGGTCAGGGTGTCGCTTCAGCTGCTCCAGGACTCCGCATTCGACCTCGAGAGCTGGCTGGCCAGGAAGCTCAGTGAAAAGATCGGTCGGACAACCAACAACCACTTCACTGTCGGTACCGGGACCGCTCAGCCGAACGGTGTGGTAACCGCAGCCTCTGAGGGGAAGGTTGGGGATACCGGACAGACTACCTCTGTGACCTATGGTGACCTTGTGGATCTGTTCCATGCGGTGGACCGGGATTACCGGCAGAACGGTGAATGGATGATGCATGACTCCAGCCTGAAAGCCCTCAAGAAACTGGAAGACAACGATGGCCGACCACTCTGGCAGCCTGGTCTGGCGGTGCGGGAGCCGGACACGATTCTCGGCAAGCCCTACATCGTGAACAACGATATGCCGGTAATGGGTGTAGATGCGAAGTCGATCCTGTTTGGAGACTTTTCGCTCTATAAGATCCGGGACGTACTCGGGGTGCAGGTCCTACGGCTGCAGGAGCGGTACGCCGACTTCCTGCAGGTCGGGTTCCTCGCATTCTCGAGGCATGACGGGGATCTGCTCGATGCCGGAACCGCTCCGATCAAGTATTACCAGAACTCAAGCACCTGATGCCGGCAGTGCGGTATTGCGCTTGTAGGATCACAACGGGGGAGGGGGAGGATCCTCCCCCGACTACAATAAGGAGTTTAACATGCTTGTGAAGATGAAGAAATCAATTGCCTCTGCCACTTTCGGGTATGGCAAAGGACAGGTGAGAGAGATCGACGACAAACTCGCGAGGAAGTGGATCAAGAGCGGAATTGCGGAGCCGGTGGACAAGAACTATAAACCAGAAAAAGAAAAGGCGACCGCAGGACCAAAGGAAACGCGAAAGGATAAATAATGGGTCTGAAGCTCGTCACTCCTCCGGCAGCAGAACCCCTGACCCTTGCGGAGGCGAAGGCCCATTTGCGCGTTGATTCGGCATCGGAAGACGACCTCATCACCGGGCTGATCAAGGCCGCACGGGAGTGGTGTGAGGAGTATCAGAACAGGGCCTATATCACGCAGACGTGGGACCTGTGTCTTGATGCATTTCCGGAATCACCTTCGTATCTGCCGAAACCTCCCCTTCAATCGATCGCATCTTTCAAGTATTACGACAAGGAGGGGACGGAACATGTTTTTGATGCCGCTGATTATGTGGTGGATACGGCAGGCTTCAAGGGCCGAATCAGCCTGGCATATGGGAAGTCGTGGCCATCGGTCACGTTACAGCCTATGAACGGTGTGGTTATACAGTTTGTGGCCGGCTATGGAGATGCAGCCACTGATGTGCCGGAGCGGATGCGCGCAGCAATAAAACTGCTGGTCGGACACCTTTACGAGAACCGTGAGGCAACGAGCATCAAGGCACTCTCGGAGGTTCCTTTTGCGATCTACGCCCTCCTGGGGCTCGACAGGATCTGGCCGGTATGAGAGCGGGAAGACTGAGGCACAGGGTAGTAATACAGGATTACACGGAGTCGCAGAACACCTATGGAGAGGCGACGAAGAACTGGACCGATTATGCGACCGTCTGGGCGGCCGTCGAGCCCATCAAGGGGAGAGAGTTCTGGCAATCGCAGCAAGTGAATGCGGAGATCGATGTGAAGATAACAATGCGGTATATCACAGGAGTCAAGCCGAAGATGCGGGTGGTATCTGACAGCAGAATCTTTGAAATCGAAGCGGTGATCAACGTGGAGGAGCGAAACCGCGAGCTACAGCTCCTTGCGAAGGAGAGCGTGGAGTAATGGACACGAAGAAGTCGAACATTCGGATTCGGGGGATGGAGGAGCTCCAGAGGAAGCTGCGCAAGTTGGGAGCTGATGTCTCTGCAGAGATGGGGAACGCTCTGGCTGCCGGCGCCGAGATCGTCAAGAATGATGCCAGGATGCGGGTCCCGGTGAGGACAGGGAACCTTCGTGATTCGATCGATATGGAGCAGGTCAGTTCGAACGAGATCCACGTGGGCCCGGGCAAGGAAGGCTGGTACGGGCAGTTCATTGAACTGGGAAAG